ATAGATCAAGGCGCAAAACTCAGTAAAGAGCAGCGCCGAATGTTGTGGGATTTGGCTTACTTCAGAACAGTAAACCGATTAAAAGGCCAAAGACTATGGCCTGATGAGCTTAATACTTGCGCATCGAAGGAATAGGCGCTTCTTTTTGCTCTTTAGCCTCATGGCTGCGGTGCATGGGGTGCGCATGAGCCATATCTGTTTTCTCATGTTCTTTCAGTTCACGCTCTAAACCAGCAACTTTGCGAGCTTCTGCTTTGTATTCACGTTCCATAACGTAATGACCGCCAGAAGTTGGCTTTTGTTTGGCTTGGGTAATCTTGAAGTTTGTAGGCATGATAAATCCTGTTAAAATCTGTATTGACATTGTGCCACAATGCACATAAAGTCACCAAACAACTTTCCTAAAGGAATCATCATGGGTAAAATGGACAAAGAAGTTTTCAAGTCTGGTATGTCAGGCGAGAAAGTTCCAAAGGGCGCATTGTCTTCTGACACTACTGGCGAGCGCATGGGCAAAATCAAAGGCGGCGTTGCGATGGGCAAAGAAGACATGACAGGCGCAAACAAGTTGTTTGATACTGGCCGCACTTCTGGCATTTGTTACGTTAAAGAAAAAGCGTCTTACCGCTAAAATAGCGAAACCCAAACAGTCGAGCAGGACTGATGGGTTTCTGGCCACATCAAATAAGGAGATTTGACTATGGTTGAACGTAATTGTAGAGGTTGTGAACACTTCTTAGATAGTGGCCACAACATGGGTACTTGTAGGCGTTATCCGCAGTACCAAAACAGATCACCCAACGAGCGTTGCGGTGAATTTTCTGCTTTGGAATATGGCGAGCCAGTTGTAGATATGCTGGCGCTGCCTGTTGTATCTAAGCCGCCAAAGCGTAAAGGCAGACCGCCAAAGGCTTCTTATGACCATTAAACCATTGCGCGACAAGATCATTGTCAAGCCTGAACAGCGGTTTAAATCTGAAGTGTTAGATTTAAGCAACGTTGAAGGTGCGTTTACAACTGGCCATGTGGTTGCTTTGGGCGATGAAGCCATGCGTCAGGGATTGAAGATGGGCGACAAGGTTCATTTTGGGACTGTGGCGAACACAGCCAAAGACGAATATCTGAAATTTGACCCGATTAAGATCGGCGAAGATCAATGCCTGCGCATGAGTTGGCAAGATGTGTGTTTTGTTGAAGAAATAGAGGAAAATGTATGAAAGAACTAATTCAAAAACGTATCGAAGATTTGATGACCCAAGGCAAGAGCTTGGAAATGCAAATCCAAATGATCAACGGCGCTTTACAGCAATGCCAATGGACTTTATCCGAACTGGAGAAACAAGATGCCCCTACAGAAGTCCAAGACAGCCAAGGCGTTTAAAGAAAACATCAAAGCGGAAGTGAAAGCAGGCAAGCCCGTAAAGCAGGCTGTTGCGATTGCTTATGCTGAGAAACGTGAAGCTGAAAAAAAGCCAGCTAAGAAAAAATGAAAATCACAACCAAGCTGGTCACAGAACTAATCCCTTATGTAAAGAACAGCCGCACCCATTCTGACGAGCAAGTGGCTCAGATTGCGGCAAGCATTAAGGAATTTGGTTGGACTAACCCAATATTGGTGGATGGTGATAACGGCATCATTGCTGGCCACGGCAGGCTAATGGCTGCGCGTAAGCTAGGCCACAAGGAAGTACCAACTATTGAGTTGAAAGACTTGACCGAAACCCAAAAGAAGGCTTACATCATTGCCGATAACCGCTTGGCGTTAAACGCAGGGTGGGACAATGAAATGCTGAAGCTGGAGTTCGACCAGTTGGCAGAGCTTGGTTTTGACTTGGAATTGACGGGTTTTAGCCTTGACGAAATTGAGGCGCTTAATCCAATTGAACTGACTGATGGCTTGACTGATGAAGATGCAATGCCAGAAGTGCCAGATGAACCAAAAACAAAGTTAGGTGACGTTTATCAGTTGGGCAACCATCGTTTGATGTGTGGCGATTCCACAAGCATAAACGCTGTGGACAAGTTAATGGCTGGACATAAAGCCGACATGGTTTTTACAGACCCGCCTTATGGGGTCGCTTATGAAGGTGGTCACAACCAAAAAAAGCGCAAAGGCATTATTGCTGACACATTAGAAGGCGATGACTTAACTGGATTGTTTTATGGCGCTTTAATGGCTGCTATTCCAAACACAAAAGATGGTTCTGCATTTTATGTATGGTATGCCTCTGGTAAGTCAATTGAAACCTATGCGGCATTGTCAAAACTGCCATTAAAACTAAGGGCCGTAATTCAATGGTACAAAGTTAAATCAGGACTTGGTGCATTTATGTCTCAGTACATTCCAAACTCTGAGCCATGTATGTATTTGCACAAAGATGGATGTTCTCCCGCTTGGTATGGTCCAACAAATGAAAAAACAGTTTGGGAGCTTAAAAAAGAATCAAAAAACAATTTTCACCCAACTCAAAAGCCCGTTGAATTGCCAGAGCGAGCAATTACCAATTCAAGCAAGGCTGGTGATGAAATATTGGATTTGTTTGGTGGCTCTGGAAGCACATTAATTGCTTGTGAGAAAATTGGTCGTTATGCCAGGCTAATGGAATTAGACCCAAAGTATTGCGATGTGATTGTTAAGCGATGGGAAGACTTCACAGGCAAAAAAGCTGAATTGTTGACAGAAGTAACCGAAACTGTTTAAATTAACTCTAGTTCCCCTGTATAAAAGATGCCACTAATTCACCAAGAGCCGCACGAGCCAACCGATGAAAAGCGCAAGCTGGTCGAAAGCACTAGCGGGTTAGGCCTGCCGCACGAACAAATAGCTATTTTGGTTGGAATTGACGATAAAACCTTACGTAAGTATTACCGCACCGAATTGGACACGGGCAAAGCTAAAGCTAATGGGCAAATTGCTAAGACATTGTTTTCAAAGGCGGTGGCAGGCGATACAACTAGCCTGATTTGGTGGACAAAAAGCCAGATGCGTTGGTCCGAGACTGTTAAGCAAGAAGTAACAGGTGCTGATGGTGAGCCATTGAACGGCATCCAAGTGACTTTTGTTAAGCCAGCGGATGAGTGACTTACAAGGCGCTATTGCTAACGCACAGTTCCCGATCAAGCTGCAATGCTTGTTTGAGAAAAGTAGGTATAAGTGCTTATACGGTGGACGCGGCGGTGCGAAATCTTGGGGGGTGGCCCGAGCTTTACTAATTAAAGCGGCCAAAGACCCTTTGCGCATCCTTTGCGCCCGTGAGTTTCAGACATCAATTCGGGATTCAGTTCACAAGTTGCTATGTGACCAGATTGAAGCATTAGGTTTAATTACGTTCTACGAGATTACCCAAAACAGCATCCGAGGCAAGAACGGCTCAGAATTCAGCTTTGTTGGCCTCAAGAATAACGTGGCAAACGTCAAATCTTACGAAGGCGTTGACATTTGTTGGGTTGAGGAGGCGCAGACTACCAGCCGATTGAGCTGGAACGTGCTGATTCCTACCATTCGTAAGCCTGGCTCAGAGATATGGATTACGTTCAACCCTGAGCTGGAATCAGATGAAACCTACCAACGGTTTGTGCTGCATCCACCTGACGACTGTATTGTTGTAAAGATTAACTGGTCGGACAACCCTTGGTTTCCTGAAACGTTAAGACTTGAGAAAGAACAGCTTAAAGCCCGTGACCCGCAAGCCTACAACGTAGTGTGGGAAGGTTTATGCCGCCAAACGGTCGATGGCGCTGTATTTGCCAAGGAAATGCAGCTTGCCGAGCTAGATGGCCGCATCACAAAGGTTAACTATGACCCGACAAAGCCCGTACACGCCATTTTTGACTTGGGCTGGTCGGATGCTACTGCCATCTGGTTCTTGCAGTTTGTAGGCATGGAAACGCGCCTCATTCGATACATTGAAGGCAACCAGCAAACAATGAGCGACTATTTAGCCAAGATGCAGACGTTTGGCTATATTTATGACACGATGTGGTTGCCGCATGATGCAGAGAACAAGACGCTAGCGGGCAACGGTCGCAGCATTGAAGAAATTGTCAGGGCGGCAGGGTTTAAGACCAAAATTATCCCAAGAACACCAATACTAGACAGCATCAACGCCGCCAGAACAATCTTTAGAAACTGCTGGTTTGACCGTGAAAACTGCCATGACGGGTTGCAATGCTTGCGGCATTACCGTTACGATGTAGACCCAGACACAAAGCAATTTAGCAAGACGCCTGTGCATGACAATTACAGTCATGGTGCGGACGCTTTTCGCTACATTGGTTTGATGGTGAACGAACCAAAAC